GTGCTCATGGTGGGCAAGCGTGAGATCAACGATGCCATTCCTACAGCGTGTACGAACGGACGTGATGAGATGTATGGACGCGCCTTTGTTGAAGGACTCAACGACGCTGAGTTGCGCTTCCTTGTCCTGCACGAGTGCTATCACAAGTTGTACAAACACCTGACCACGTGGCGTCACCTCTACGATGAGTGCGCACCTCTGGCCAACGTGGCGTGTGACTACGTGATCAACATCAAGATCACCGACGACAACAAGGACGGGTTCGCAGTCATGCCATCCAAGGGGGGCAAGGCCGTGGGTGCACTCGACGTGCGCTTCCGTGGCATGGACTCCGCGCAGGTGTACAACATCCTGAAGAAGGAGAACCCCCCACAAGGCGGCGGTGGTGGCGATGGCTCGGGCGGCGGCTCGGGAACTGGCATCTCCTCGCCCGGCTCTGGGCTCGATACCCACGACTGGGAAGGTGCGCAGGACATGACTGTCGAAGAACGCAAGTCGCTTGAACGTGACCTCGATGAGGCCATCCGTCAGGGTGCGCTCATGGCTGGCAAGTTGGGCACAGGCGGTGACCGCATGTTCGATGACTTGTTGCAGACCAAGATCGACTGGCGCGAAGCACTGCGTGAGTTCATCAGCACAACGTGTGCAGGCAATGACTACTCAACGTGGAAGCGCCCGAACAGGCGATTTGTCAGTAGCGGTTACTACTTACCCTCCGGGGTAAGTGAACAGGTGGGCGAACTTGTCATCGCAATCGACACATCGGGCTCCATCGGTGGCCGTGAGTTGGCGCAGTTCCTCGGCGAGGTCAAGGGCATCTGTGATCAGGTCAAGCCAGACTGCGTGCGTCTGCTGTACTGGGACACGGCGGTGTGCGCCGATGAGAAGTACGTGGGCACCGAGGTCGAGAACATCACGAGCAGTACCAAGCCTGCTGGTGGTGGCGGCACCATGGTCGAGTGTGTGCCTGAGTACATGACAGAGCAAGCCATTAAGCCGCAAGCGGTGGTGGTGCTGACTGACGGATACCTCGGCGGTAGCTGGGGCACATGGACTGTACCCGTGCTGTGGTGCATCCAAGGTAACAAGCATGCCGTGGCTGACATCGGCAAGACTATTCACATTGAAGACTAACTGGAGAAACGAAATGAAACTGACCAAACTGCACAAAGAAGCTATCGTCCGCGCCATCATGCAGGACACCCCACCTATCGACAAGGTGAAACGCGCCGAGGACATCATCGCCAAGATCGTCAAAGCCATGTCGCCCGAGGTGCGCAAGCTGTACAAGACTAAGCCCGATGCACTGCGCCGCACGAGTGTGGCCTACACCAACCAGTACTTCAACTGGCACGATGTCATCGTGGGTGACGTGAGCAACGACGTCATCAAAGAAATCACTGCGCCGTACAAGCAAGAGGAGCAAGAACGTAGCGACATGCACCGCAAGCTGACGCATGCGTTCAGTGGCATCAACACGCTCAAGCAAGCTATGACCACGTTCCCTGAGTTCAAGAAGTACTACCCCACTGAGATGGAACCGACCAAGAACCTGCCAGCACTGGCAAACGTGATGGCTGACCTGAGCAAGCTCGGCTGGCCCAAGCAAGGAGCAACGAAATGAATGTGACGCTTTACAAGCGCCCTGATGGGCGCACCGAAGTGATCGACGTGCGCAACGTACTGCCAGAAGATGAGCAGTGGTTCGTCGAACACAACGTGAAGGTAAGTATGGAAGACATCGGTGACACGATTGTTGTCTACGCCGACACGGGCAACACAGTGGATGGTGAGCCTGATGAGTTCATCGAGATTGCAAACGGGCGTACCTGTGAGGAGACGCTGAGTGCGCTACGTAAACAATGCGAAGGAGCAACGAAATGATTGAGATCACAACACTGGAAGCCATCCTGCTCATCTGGGCGGCGGGTGCGAGTGCGGCGGCTGGCCACTACTACGGCATTGCCAAGCACCGTGAGAAGTTACTCATGGGTGCGTCTATCTTCACGAAGAAGTTGATCGAGGACGATCACATGCGTGATGAGTTGCGTGCCATTCTCAAGGACAAGAAAGAGGCTGAACTCAAGTTCGGCATGGAGGACTGACATGGCTATCTATACACAGCAACCACGACGTGTCCCACACTGGGATCAAGAAGCCGAACCGGAATACCGTGATGCCTACTCAATCGCTGAGATTGTGTTCATGGATGGCACCAAGCATGAGTTCATGGTGAAGGCGTCACCCAGTGTGGTGCCACACCTTGTGAAGGAAATGAAGAACACCGGGTATCTGACCCTGTGGAATGACAGCGACACGTTGTGCATCCGTGCCGATCAAGTCAAACATTTTTCGATGCGCGAAGTAACTAAGTAACGGAGTAACCAACATGAACAATACAAACACAGGCGGGCCAGCGTTTCCCGTTGACGAAGGAGCATTGATTCGCAATCTGCAAGGCATGACCCTGCGCGACTACTTTGCGGCCAAGGCGATGCAATCACTCATTCGCTCGGCCCCGAACGGCACGACCTTTGGCGCAAGCAGTGACTCAACCTACGCATTCGCCTCCTATGCTGTGGCCGATGCCATGATCAAAGCGAGGGACGAGAAATGAGATTCGACAAGTTTGAACAAGTGGTGTCGTGGTACGAACGCACCAAGCCCATGATCAGCAAGCATCACACGAAGGAGCACGACGTGCGTCCTATCGGTGACCGTGGCCGCAAGTGGGAGCGCATCAAGAAGATCGACGAGAACACCTACGCACTGCTCGACGGCAACTATGGCAACACCATCTGGGGCTCGATCCATCCCGAGCAACATGCGTGGGAGAACACCATGGCGGCGATCACGTGGATGCGGCGCGAGGACGGCGATTTCATCCGTATACGCAACCACACCAGACGCAACGTCAGTGTGACTCGCTATAACTTCTTGCACTGGCACCTGCCAATGGACATGCGGTTTCACTACAACCAGCAGGGCCAGCACTGGGTGCGTGCCAAGACACCGACAGGGTATGCGGAGTTCCGCTTGCCCAAGTGTGACGTGCGGTTTGATCACGGCACGAAGAAGTTTACAGACGACAACGTGTACCTCATGTTCCGTGTGAACGGTGACGGTACGTTTACCCGTGTAGGGGAAGAACTTGAAGTAGAGGTGAAGCGCGTGGACAAAGAACTCAAGAAGCAATGGCGTGAACGTGTGGACAGCTTCTACACGTACTGTGCGGCGATCGCACCAATGATTGACACCACATGGGGTGGTCAGCAAGAGTATGCAACGCTGATCAGGGAATGGCGCATCGCGCAGTTACCCGCAGGGGGGCGTATTGATAACCCGTGGGTTCGCAGTGTCAAGCACATGCCGACTGAACTGGTGCGTGAGATCGTCACACAGGAAGAACATCCACTGCGTGTAGCCGTGGCCGCAATGGTGATCGCCGACATCGGTGGCAAGCGTGCGATTGAATCGCAAGATGACATCCGCAGTATCAAGGCGGCATACAACCGCGTGATGAACCAAGCCCTTGGCTTCTACAAGATTGAGAAGGTGTGACATGAGTTTCAACCATTTGAAAGTGTCCCGACTGGAGTCGGAGACCCAGAAGTACATCGACAAAGCCAAGTCCGAGGTGCGCACAACCAACGAGTCGGACGAGCGGTACTACGCCATGGTGACCCGAAACGTAGATGGGGTGCATGGTGTGGACGTGCAGACAGCGACGTTCTGTGAAGCACTGCGCAAAGAGTTGCGCGGTATCAAGTTCGGGTACAGCCGCAGTGGTGCCAAGACCGTGTGGAAGGGTAGCAACGTGGTTCTGCAAACCCTGTGGGCGTACTACCCCGGCGACGAGTACGCGCTGGGTCTGGTGGGCTACGCCGATTTTGCTGTGTCGGGCACGGGTGATGACAAGTTCGCGGTGTATGCACGTGGTATCAAGAACGAGAAGTTCGGTGAAGATCATGATCAGTACTACATGGCGATGAGTGTGGACGTGACCAAGGCAGTCAAGAACGCCAAGAAGTATCTGCGCCGCTACGGTACACCCGAGGTGGCCATGATGTCTCTGTCTGACTTTCAGCATAAGTTGTCATCCGCTATGTGGACAGCATCGTCTGAGCATCGGAGTGCCAAGGAGAGTTTCGTCAACAACCTGTCGTTCGAGATGGAGTTGGAAGCGATCATCAACTCGGGGTATCAGTTCAACAACCCTGTGCTGGGTGACGTTGCACGTGACCTGATTGCCAAGTACAAGGAGTCAGTGGAGCGGCAGAACCAAGCCCACCACGGGTGGTACGTGCTGGTGCGCGACTTCGCAGGTGGTCAGATGTTTGACGTGGCTGAGGTACTGGACATGAAGCGTGCGACTGTCCGCAACTTGGGCGAGATCAAGGCATACACCCCCGAGGAGTTGCCCGAGGACATTGGGCACAAGATCGCCGCGCTGTCTATGCTGGAGGGCGAGGCGTTCGTCGAAGGTCTGGGCATGCGCGTGTCGCCAACATCCTACTGGGTGTTGCAATGAGTGGGCGCAAGTTTCAGGTCGGACTGACCGAGCTACGCATGGTACAGATGATGATCGACAAGGGCGTACCCATAACAGATCACCACGCTGACGCCTACCTTGCAATGGCACATCATGCTGACCCTGAGAAGTGGTACCCGAACGAGCCTGCTGACAGGACAGCCCGACGTGTCCTGCTGAGCGGTCGTGATTGGGCCGAGCGTGGTAAGGCAGTGGAGCACGTCAAGCGCAAGGACTTGTACATCGCCTCGGGTGGGTACTTGTACATGGTATCGACCACGCCCGAAGGGGGCACGTCGCAAGGGGGCACAGTGCCAGATGACAAGACATACCGGGTGCGTGTTTACGCCGAGGGTATTGATGTGGTCTGTTTCGGTCTCGAAAGTGTTGACTCGGCACTGGAGGGACACTATGATCGAGTGGACGATCTACCCGACTGGGTTAAGGAACGTCTTGCCGTGTTGATGGTGCTGGATAGCACCCCGCCTACTGGAGAGTTGGCTGGTGTAGGTCGTCGAATATCTGAGTCAGTGTTCTGGGTGTATGCCCCTACCACTGCATCAGTTGCGTCCACGTCCGCTTGACGTGTGTGAAGTCCACCCTACGGGGTGGCAATGGAGAGAAGAAATGGCAAAGCAAAAGAGTATGTCTCAACGCGTGCGTGAGATGATTGATCGCGGGTACACCAACAAGGTGATCATCGAGAAGCTGGGCGTCAAACCCCAAGTCGTCTACAACCTGCGCTACCAAATCAACAAAGAGCGTGGCCTTGGCTCGATCGGCAAACCTGCGCCGAAACCTGCCGAGGGCATAGGCGCACCCCCGAAGCGCAAAGTCAGACCCAAGGAACTGGCATCAATTATCGAGGCCGAACGCAAACAAAAATCTGCGCTGAGTCCTGAGCAACAACGCGCATTGGTCAAAGAGACCCTGCGCCACCACCCCGAGTTCTTGGACAAACCACCGTTTGCCATCACCATGATCGAGCCCGAGCCAACCGTGTTCGACAAAGTGCGTGAACGCTTCCGCAACCTCGTGCGTGCACTGGGTGGGAGGTCGTAATGGCCGACACCCCAGAAGTCAAAGTCAAGAAGAAGGTCGTGGCACAACTCAAGTTGTTGGGTGCGTACTTTTTCTACCCCGTCACTGGCGGGTACGGCGGCAGTGGTGTGCCTGACATCGTGGGTTGCTACAAGGGTAAGTTCTTTGCCATCGAGTGCAAGGCTGGTAAGAACAAACCCACCGCCCTACAACAGAAGAACATCGACTCCATCGCCGCGCAGGGCGGCGCGGTGTGGGTCGTTAACGAAGACAACATGGAAGGAGTGACATCATGGCTCACAACACTGTGATCCCGTACGACACGGGCAAGATCAAGATCGGCTGTATGTACACGCCGCCCCGCCGCGTAGTGGACATGGGTGTGCACGCTGAGTTGCTACAACGTGCGTTGCTTGGCATCCATACCCCGTGGTACGAGCGCGTGTGGCGCAGAATGTTTGGGGTGTGACATGGATGATCAAGAGTTGATTGAGCGCCTTGAGACCCTTGTGACTTACAGGATGCTGTCGGGCTGTGAGATTGACGACCACCTGCACAACAAGACGTACGACGTGGGCTCATGGAGTGTCGGGCTCCGTGCCGATGAACTGTGCAGGTTGATCGACTTAGCCAAGCGAGGACTTGATGCGCAAGCGCAGTAAGTACAGGCCCAAGGGGGTTCTACTGAACCCGCTGGGCTACGTGCTGGAGAGCATGTCACCGCTGGCCGCGCACAACTCGTATCTGCTTGACCTCAAAATCAAGAACCATGCGGCGTTGACTGCGTTGACCACTGGCATGGCAACACGTGCTGACATAGATGTGCTCATCACCATGGGCAACGTCACTGAAGCACTGTACCGCCTCGGCTTTGGCGCAGAGTACGGCAACGAAGTAAAGGCCGGGCTCAATGCACTGCGAGATACGGCACGACGTGGGGCTGAGTCCCACCGATTCATTCTGCGTGCGGCTGAGATGTCAGCCCTCAACACGCTGGTCGAGTTGCACGACGCCCAGATGGACGTGGCAACAATCAAAGACATGGAGAACGCGCTGAAACTTGTTGACCAAGAGTACCGGTCACACAAGATGGTGCCCATAGTGGAGAAGAAAGATGAACGTACCAAGAGTCCTGCGTGAGCAGGTCAAGGCATACGAGAAGGCTGGCTTCCACGTCGTTGATGTGGAGCCGCGAAGTGGTAGTCACTTCCTGCTCAAGTTCGCTGAGTTCGATCAGCCTCAAATAGTAACCAAGAACGCGTGCGACCCACGTTCACTCAAGAACAACATCGCACAGTATCGACGCATCGCAAAAGGAATTACCTCATGAGCACTGACCTGATTGAAATGTGGCACCAGCGTGCACGCCCGAACCCGACAGACAAAGACCTGAACGTGCAGTTGGGCTGTCACGTCGAGGAGTTCACGGAGATGTTGGAGAGTATTGCACTCGAAGGCTTTGGCCTCACGCCGCTGATGGACAAGCTCATTGAGTTGTCCGAGGGCTTGAAGCGCGGCACGATCGAGATCGCCATGATTGACCCTGAGCCACTGCTCGACTCGCTGGCTGACCAAGTGGTAACAGCGGTTGGTGTGGGCCACTGCGCCAAGATGAAGCCGACCGAAGCAATCTACCGAGTCAACCGCTCCAACTGGAGCAAGTATGACCACGAGGGCAAGCCCATCTTCGATGCCAACGGCAAGATCACGAAGGGGCCGAACTACGCACCACCTGATCTGAAGGGGCTGTACTGATGCACACGTGCCCCTTATGTGAACGCAACAGGTACCGCGCCGCGCTGTGGAGAGCCGAGGCTTACAAGCAATCGGGGCACGACGTAATCCAACGACCGGAAGGAGACAGTATGGACGACAGAGAACTTGACCTATTGGTCGCAGAACTAGAGACAGAAAACCGAATGATGAGAGCAAGAAATGAACGACTTGAAAAAGAACTCAACGCAATCCAAGCAGACAGAGATGGACTCCAAGACGCATTGGCACGCATCCTTGAAGTATCCCGTGTGGCCCTTTGGAACGGTGTGCCCAAAAGAACTGAAGAAGTGGGGCCGAAAGCACGCGCCAAAGAGCACAACGATTGACGACTGCGAGGAGGCATTGTTTTGATTGCCGATCGTGGATGCGCTGAACGGGGGTGCGCATGCTATGACTCCCGATTTGACACTGATGGAGTAGAAATGACCGAAGTACAGAAAGCCGACGATGTGCAGGTGGGTGGCACCCACTACAAAGACATGTCACCACAACCGTGGGATGTGATGCAAGCACTGCTGACCCCGGAGGAGTTTCGCGGCTACCTCAAGGGCAACATGATCAAGTACGCCATGCGCCAAGGCAAGAAGGACAGCCCCGATGCTGGCAAGTACTTCCACTACAAACAAAAGCTCAATGAGTTGACGGGCGGAGAGACTTGGATTTGACACAACGTCACGTAGACTGTGTACAATACCCACATGAGCGCAAAAAACACACCTGAAAACTTCTGGGCCAAAGTACGTCGAAAGCACCCAACAGATTGCTGGGAGTGGCAAGGGTCAACGACAAGCGCCGGGTACGGTAACTTGTCGTGGCACGGCCTACGTGTACAAGCGCATCGGGTGGCGTACTTCCTCACGCACGGGGGCATCGGTCTTGAGACAGGATTTCGCCACGAGGGGAAAGCCAAGACGTACAAGCGGTTTGTCCTACACAAGTGCGACAACCGACTGTGCTGTAACCCAGAGCATTTGTTCTTAGGGTCGATGCGAACCAACCAGCTTGACGCTTATGCAAAGGGGCGGAAGCGACAACCACAGAGCGAACACACCAACGCGAAGCTAACCCCTGAGCAGGTGCGGGAAATTCGTCGAAGGTACGACGCTGGGGAGGCGAAGCAAGTCCCCCTAGCCAACGAGTTTGGTGTAAGCCAACGAGTCATCAGCCTCGTCGTACGACGAGAAACTTACAAGGACATTTGACATGGATTTAATTACAATTGACATGGAGACCTATTATGATAGGGATTTCAGTCTTTCTAAAATCACGACCGAAGAATACGTGCGGAGCCCTCAGTTTGAGGTCATCGGCATTGGTGTGAAGGTCAACAACGGAGAAACGGAGTGGGCAAGTGGAACACATGAAGAACTCAAGCAATGGCTTCAGAAGTCGTTTAAGTGGTCGGACTCTATGGTCTTGGCGCACAACACCCTTTTTGACGGGGCTATCCTTGGTTGGCGCTTCGGTATTAGTCCTCGGGGTTGGCTTGACACTCTGTGTATGGGCCGTGCCCTTCACGGTGTGGAAGTTGGCGGTTCGCTTAAAGCTCTGGCTGAGCGGTATGCCATCGGACAGAAGGGAACCGAAGTCCTCAACGCCATCGGAAAACGCCGACACCATTTCAGCGAAGCCGACCTCGCAAGATACGGGGACTACTGTGTAAACGATGTCGAGTTGACGTACAAGCTGTTCAACAAGATGGCGCGTGGGTTTCCCAAGCAGGAACTCAAGATCATTGACCTGACCCTGCGTATGTTCATCGAGCCGATTCTGGAGTTGGACACGGAGTTGTTGGAAGGTCACCTGCGCACGGTGCAGATGATGAAGGAGGACTTGCTTACTGCCGCTGGCGTGGACAAGTCTGAACTCATGTCCAATGAGAAGTTCGCACGTCTGCTCGAATCGTTCGGCGTCTCGCCTCCGATGAAGATCAGCCCGACCACGGGCAAGCTGGCCTATGCGTTCGCCAAGAACGACGAGGAGTTCAAGGCTCTGGCTGAACACGAAGATGCTCGGGTGCAGACTATCGTCAACGCACGACTGGGTAACAAGTCAACGCTGGAGGAGACCCGCACCCAGCGGTTCATCGAGATTGCATCGCGTGGCAACCTGCCTGTGCCGATTCGCTACTACGCTGCGCACACTGGCCGGTTCGGTGGTGACGACAAGATCAACCTGCAAAACCTGCCCAGCCGTGGGAAGAACGCCAACCAACTCAAGAAGGCCATCATCGCGCCCAAGGGTTACGTCATCATTGACGCTGACTCTGCACAGATTGAAGCCCGTGTGCTGGCATGGCTGGCCGAGCAGAACGATCTGGTCGAGGACTTCACGCTGGGCCGGGACGTGTACAAGAAGATGGCATCGGCCATCTACGCCAAGGACATCGAGGCAATCACCAAGGACGAGCGGTTCGTGGGCAAGACCACAATTCTCGGTGCAGGCTACGGCATGGGGGCTGTGAAGTTCCAAGCACAGTTGAAGACCTTTGGTGTTGAGGTGGACTTGGAAGAAGCCCGACGCATCATCGACATTTACCGTCGCACCAACGACGCGATCTCGCGTCTGTGGCGTCAAGCTCAGAACATGCTGGTGAACTTGTCACGTGGTGACTCTGCTCCGCTGGGCCGTGCCGGTGTGCTTGAGGTTGTGCCCAAGGAACGCGCCATCCGTCTGCCCTCTGGCTTGCTGATGCGCTACGACGACCTGCGCTTTGACCAGACCGAGAAGGGTGTGGAGTTTCACTACCAGACCCGCAAGGGGCGCACCCGTATCTACGGCGGCAAGGTGGTGGAGAACGTGTGCCAAGCGATTGCCCGTTGCATCATCGCCGAGCAGATGGTCAAGATCGCCAAGCGGTACAAGGTTGTGCTGACCGTGCATGACGCCATCGCTGTGTGCGTGCGTGAGTGTGACGCTGAGGATGCGCAGAAGTACGTCGAGGAGTGCATGCGCTGGGTACCCGAGTGGGCCGCTGGACTGCCAGTGAACTGCGAGTCGGGCATGGGTAAATCTTATGGAGACTGCTGATATGGACATCAATGAATTGAAACTTGTTCTGGAAACTGTTGCCGCTGTGTCGGGTGATGCCAAGGCCGTGGCGATCTGGTACTTCGCCGCAAAGTATGGGTTCGCACTGCTCAACGGGCTGGTTATTGGCGGCGCAATTTACGCCGTGGTGCAAATCATCGCCAAGACGATCGCATCTTCCGACGAGTGGGGGAAGTTCGGGCGCAGTGCCGCGAAGGCGTGGGGCGGTGAGGGCGATACGTACAGCTACAACCGTGACGCCAAGTACCTGAACGCCATCATCAAGGCCGCGCCGGAGAAGAAGTGATGGCAAACCACAACACCAACCACCTGCACCGCGAGATTGAAAGTCTGCGCAAGCAACTGATGAAGGAGCGCGAGGAGAGCCACTACGACGTGGCGGTTCGCCTTCGCACCGTGACTGCTGAGGTCGAGGCACGCATCCTTGAGCGGTGCATCGTCGAGTGCATGGAAGAAGCCAACGTGCCGACCTACACCGAGGAAGAACGCATCGCCATCCTGACCGCCACGGAGCGGCTGAAGGAGATGCGCAAGGAACGTGTGACTGCACGTGACGCGATGGAAGCCGAGAAGCGGCAGATTCAGCATAAGCAGTATCAGTCCGCACTGTACCGATCCATGATGGACGCGAAGGCTATGGAGTTTGAGCAGGCCGCAATTCGCGGCCTCACCGCCACACACATCACGTTCGACGAAGCGGCGCAGGAGGTGCGCTGGAGCAACATTGTTAACCCAAAGGAGTGGATGAAATGAACTACGAGAACACAGCTTACGGATTCAACGCGCAAGAAGTTGGCACCGTGATTCCCGGTGCGGTGGCCAACACGGGGGTTGTCGGCTCCTCATACGATGCCAACACGTACACGTACGCGGCGACAAACACATCTGGGCTCCAGATTTCTAACACTGCACCAAACAACACCATCGTCTTCCACGGCCCCGGAGGTAAAGAGGTGGGTCGGTTTGACTTCAGCAAGGGCACCATGGAGTTCGAGGGCAACGCCAACGAAGCCGGTAAGGTGTTCACCGAGTGGTGCCGCAACCAATGGAACGACCTGCGTGACAAGGACAAGCGCGAGGTACTGCAACAAGTCATGGACGACCTGCTGGAGGAAAGCTCCGGGGAGTTGTACTCCGAGGAGGAGAAGGTTGCGATCCTCACCTGCATGCACCGAGTGCAAGCTCGGAAGAAGGAGTACGACGGGTCGCAGTCTATCGCTGGGCAGTACGCAACCAACCTCGCCAAGTCCATGTCGGCTACGAAGGAAGCCCTTGCCGGTAGCCTGTTGAGTGCACTCGCACCTGAAGGAAGTACCCCATGACAGTCAAAATCCCCGCATGGTCGTTCTCGTCCATCAAGACGTTCGAGCAGTGCCCGAAGAAGTACTACCACCTCAAGGTGGCCAAGGACTTTCAGGAAGATCAGAACGTTGAGCACCTGACCTACGGCACCAAGTTCCACGAGGCCGCTGAGTTCTACATCCGCGACGACACACCCCTGCCGCCCGAGTTCCACTTTGCCAAGAGCGCACTGGACAACCTCAAGCACAGGCCGGGCCAAAAGCTGTGCGAGTACGAGATGGGCCTGACAGCCAACCTTGAGCCGTGCGGATTCAAAGACCCGAACGTGTGGTGGCGTGGTATCGCTGACTTGATCATCATCGAGGATGACGGCACCGCCCGAGTCGTGGACTACAAGACCGGAAAGAGCGCCAAGTATGCCGACACCGGACAGCTTGAGTTGATGGCGCTGGCTGTGTTCAAGCACTTCCCCGAGGTCAAGCGCGTCAAGGCTGGGCTGTTGTTTGTCATCGCACGTGCGTTCCCCAAGGCGACCTATGACCGCCAGCAGGAATCAATCATGTGGGGCAAGTGGCTGGCCGACTACGGCAAGATGAAGCGTGCCTACGAGAACAACGTCTGGAACCCCAAGACATCGGGGCTCTGCAAGAAACACTGCGTGGTGCTGTCGTGCCCACATAACGGGAGATCGTGATGGAAGAAGTTACACAAGACCACGCCACCCTGAACCTGATGATGCACATCGAGGTGGACAAACGGATTGCACTGGCACTGCACCGGATGCTTACCCCTACCGCTGGCCACTGGCGCGAGAAGGAGATTGAGCAGGCTTATGACGCCCAGAACCTTGGGCAAATTCAAAGTCTGATGCGTTCCCTGCTGATCGAAGCCATCATGTCAGATGGTTCCCTGATGCACACCATCCGGTCTAAAATTGGTGAATCTCTGCAACGCACCTACTAGGAGTTGTCATGCCCTACACCAAATCACCACGGCCTTACAAGGCCGAGTACCAAAAGCAGAAGGAGCGCGGCGAACATGCCGATCGCATGGAACGCCAACGAGCGCGACGCGCCATGGACAAGACGGGTGCCGACAAGAACGGCAACGGCAAAGCTGACAAGCGCGAAGGTAAGGACATCGACCATGTGAAGATGTTATCAAAGGGTGGGTCAAACAAGACCGGCCTGCGCCTCCAGTCCCCTGCCAAGAACCGTGCACGCAATGGTCATAGTGTGCGCGAACCGGGTGGTAAAAAACCCTCTTGACCGACACCGCTGATAGCGGTACATTAAAAATTCGACGACGGCGAGAGCGAGTGGAGACCCACTTCGCTCCGCAATGTCGTCTGCGGAGAGCACATGGAGATCATCGAGAACAAAGCATTACTGCTGAAGGTGCGTAACCCTCAGCAGATTACGACCGTTATTCCCAAGAGCAAGGAGTTGCCGGGGAATCGTGTCGTCGTTCACTGGGGCTTGGAAGAAGCCCAAGTGCTCCGCAACATGCGGGTGAAGAACGTACCCTCCCCCATCCTTGGCCGCTACGACTGGCCGGGACTGCACCGACCCTTTGACCACCAGCGCACCACCGCTGGGTTTCTGACCATGAACCGCCGTGCCTTCTGCCTCAATGAGCAGGGCACTGGCAAGACTGGCTCGGTGATCTGGGCCGCTGACTACCTGATGAAAGCCAAGCAGGTGCGCCGCGTGCTGGTGATCTGCCCCCTGTCGATTATGGATTCGGCATGGCGTGCGGACTGCTTCAAGTTTGCAATGCACCGCCAAGTGGACATTGCCTACGGTGCCAAGGAGAAACGCCGCGCCGTGATCAACGGCCCTGCCGAGATTGTCATCATCAACTACGACGGGGTTGAACTCGTGGCCGATGACATCGCACGGGGCGGCTTTGATCTGATCGTGGTGGACGAAGCCAACGCCTACAAGAACGCCCAGACGAAACGCTGGAAGACCCTCAACTCCCTGATCAAGCCCGAGACATGGCTGTGGATGATGACCGGCACCCCTGCCGCCCAGTCGCCGCTGGATGCCTACGGTCTGGCCAAGCTCGTGAACCCGAGCGGGGTGCCACGTTACTTCACGTCGTTCCGCGACATGGTGATGGTCAAGCTGACCAACTTCAAATGGGTCGCCAAGGAGACAGCCACCCAGACGGTGTTCAACGCACTGCAACCGGCCATCCGGTTCACCAAGGACGAGTGCCTTGACCTGCCCGAAATGACCTACGTCAAACGCAACGTCGAATTGACCAAGCAACAGCAGAAGTACTACGACCTGCTCAAGAAACGCATGACCGTCCAAGCCGCTGGCGAGGAGATCACAGCCGTCAACGCCGCCGTCAACATGTCCAAGCTCCTGCAAATTTCCTGTGGTGCGGTGTACTCCGACACGGGCGAGACGCTGGAGTTCGACATCAGTAAGCGGTACAACGTGCTCACCGAGGTGATCGACGAGGCCAGCCAGAAGGTGCTGATCTTTGTGCCGTTCAAGCACGTGATCGGAATCCTGTCCCAGAAGCTGACCGAGGACGGCTACACCAACGAGGTAATCAGCGGGGATGTCTCTGCTGGCAAGCGTGCTGAAATCTTCCGTGCGTTCCAGAACGACCCCGAGCCGAGAGTGCTGGTCATCCAGCCCCAAGCCGCCGCGCACGGTGTGACCCTGACAGCCGCCAACACAGTGGTCTGGTGGGGGCCAACGTCCAGTCTGGAGATTTACGCACAGGCCAACGCCCGGGTGCATCGAAGCGGCCAGCGCCACCCATCGACAGTGGTTCAGCTTGCGGGCTCTGGTGTAGAAAGACACGTTTACAACTTATTGGATAACAAAATCGACGTTCACTCAAAAGTTGTTGATCTTTACAAAGATTTGCTTGAATAAAGGAGAAAACTTCGCTATACTACATTTCCCACTAACCAAAGGAGAACGAGATGACGGAAGAAACAAAGCCTGATGTACCAGTGGAGAAGCTGGTCAAGGTCTACCTCAAGATGAACGCCAAGCTCAGCGAGATGAAGGCGGCATACGAGGCGGAGGAGAAGCAACTGAGCGACCAGATGGCCAAGGTCAAGTCGGCGCTGTTGGCATACTGCAAGGAACAGAACGTAGAGTCGGTGCGAACCGGTGAAGGTCTGTTCTACCGTGGTGTGAAGACACGCTACTGGACGAACAACTGGGAGGAGATGGGCCGCTTTGTGGTTGAACACAACGCACCCGAACTGCTTGAGAAGCGCCTACACCAAGGCAACATGAAGCAGTTTCTCGAAGAACACCCGGACACGCTGCCCCCGGGCCTGAATGTGGACAGCGAATACACCATCACCGTGAGGAAAAAATGAGCACTGAACCCTTTGTGCCAATCGAAGACTTGGCCAAGCACTTCACTGTCTCGGTTTCTACGGTGCGTGCATGGGTGCGCCAAGACCTTATCCCCAAGCACACGTATGTCAAGGTAGGCAACACCTACCGATTCTGCGTGTCGAAGGTGGTTGAGGCTTTGACTGCACCTGCCGCCGCACCAGAACCCGTGCAAGAAACACCGACCGAGGCACCTGCCGAGGACGATACCCCCGTCCAGCTTGAACTGGATTTCAACAACCCTGACGAAGACGCTTAACCCACTGGAGAAACGAAATGAGCAACGAAATGACCCTGTTTGGTAACCAATCCAATTCCGCACTTGCCCTGTTGCAAGGGCTCGAAGATGACCTGACCAGCAAGATTGCTGGCTCCGGTGGTGTCAACCGCCGCATCAGCATCGAAGGCAACGTGTTCCGCGAGATCATTGGCGGTAAAGAAGTTCGTGTGTCTGACGACCGCGCCATGCAAGTGGTGATCATCAGCGCCGCCGCTGTTGGCCGCACCTACTACGCTGGCACCTACGTCAAAGGCCAGAAGATGAAGCCGACCTGCTGGTCTGCCGACACCCAGTCGCCCGACCCCGCCGTGCCTGCTGACCAACGCCAAGCCAACTTCTGCAAAGACTGCAAGCAGAACATCAAGGGCTCTGCCGCCCAAGGTGATGGCCGTGCATGCCGCTTCAGCCAGCGCCTCGCTGTCGCTCTGGCCGGTGACAACGGTGTGGATGACAACATCTACCAGATCAGCCTGCCTGCTACCTCTGTGTTCGGTGACGCTGACGGCCAGAAGATGCCACTGCAAGCCTACGGTCGCTACCTCAAGGCACACAACACGCACGTCATCAGCGTGGTCACCGAGATGAAGTTCGACTCTGCTGGCCAGATGAAGCTGGTGTTCAAGCCGATTCGTGCGTTGACCGAAGGCGAACTGCGTCAGGTCTTGGCACTGCGCGATCACCCCGATACCCAGAAGGCCATCACGATGACCGTGAGCCAGATGGACACGAGCGATACCGAAGTCAGTGCACCTGCACCGATGGTGGCACCCCCTGCGGCCAAGGCCGAGGTTGCCGCTGTGAAAGTTGAGACTCCCAAGGCTGAGGCTGAGGAAGTGGAAGAACCCAAGAAGGTCGTCAAGAAGGCTACCCCTGCGGCTGAACCCGCTGAGAAGGCCGACCTGTCCGACATCGTGGGTGATTGGGACGACTGATAGTTAGTTCGGGGTAGGGTCGCTCCCTACCCCTCTTTTTCAGTTTTCCCTCTCACACCTACGAATGGCGGCTATGGACACAAAAACATTTCTGGAGACGGTGTTAGGGGACGAAGGAACCTACTGCGTATGGGCGAATCGGATTTCCGACAAGCGCAAGGTGCAGAAGTTCTACGGCGACCTCGACGCTGTTATCCATGCTGCCCACAATTTGGATGATGAAGGCTACGATGCGTATTTCGCAATGGGCACGTTTAACGAGGCTGGGTCTCGGGATGCGGCCAATGTAAAACAACTCAGGGCTTTCTTTCTTGACCTCGACTGTGGGCCAACAAAAGATTACGCAGATCAGTCCAGTGCAGTCAAAGCACTGAGAGCGTTCTGTAAACAACTCAACCTACCGCGCCCGACGCTTGTCAACTCGGGCCGGGGCGTCCATGTGTACTGGCCACTCACTGCGCCGGTTTCACGTGAAACATGGCTCCCCTTTGCGGAACGGTTGAAGGCACTGTGCCGACGGCATGGGCTTAACGCTGACCCCGTGGTGACCGCTGACGCGGCCCGGGTGTTGCGTGTTCCGGGCACCCACAACCACAAAGACGACCCCGCCACTGCGGTGGAGATCGTAGGCTCACCCGGTGAGCCAGTCGAGTTTGTCACGTTCTCGAATCTTCTCGGCACCGCCGATGAAGCCGATTCGGTTTTCAACGCATCGTCCAAGTACGTGCCGCGAGAACAAGATGCTGTGATGCAAGCCCTCTCGGGTAGCTACATCAGCCGGTTCAAGACCATCATGATCAAGACACTGGACGGCTCAGGCTGTGCCCAGCTTGGCGAGGTGGTGCAGAACCAAGAGAACCTGACCGAGCCCATGTGGCGTGCGGGATTGTCCATTGCGAAGTTCTGCGTTGATGGTGGCAAGGCCATCCACCGCATCTCCAACAAGCACCCAGACTACTCAGCGGAGGCGACCGAGGCAAAGGCTGGCCTGATCAGAGGGCCGTACCTGTGTGCACGCTTCGACGAATACCGTCCGGGTGTCTGCCCTGACTGCAAGCACTGGGGCAAGATAAAGTCCCCCATATCGCTGGGCCGCGAAGTTGAGGAGGCTGACCCCAACGACAACATCGTGGTGCAAGCGCCCATTGGTATTCCCGATGCAGTTCCACTCCAATACGTCATACCCAAATACCCACACCCCTACTTCCGGGGCAAGTCCGGTGGCGTGTTCAAGCACGGCAAGGACGAGGAAGGCAACCCCAAAGATGTGCTGGTCTACTTCAACGACATGTACATCGTGCGTCGGTTGCGTGACCCCGAGCTAGGCGAAGCCTTGGTGGTGCGACTGCACCTGCCCAAGGACGGAGTGCGGGAGTTCACAGTGCCGCTTGCGGCGGTAGGTTCCAAGGACGAGTTCAGAAAATATCTGGCCATGCACGGCGTAGCTGTGCTCAATGTGACAGAGCTAATGGAGTACACAATGAAATGGGTAAACGACTTGCAGTTCAAAGCTGAAGCCGAAGAAGCTCAGCGACAGTTTGGGTGGCTTGACGATACTGGCACATGCTTTGCCGCTGGCAACATGCTGATCTACAAAGACCGCATCGAGGTCAACGCACCGTCCGGCGCAACGGTCGGCTTGTTCCCTTACTTCCAGCCCAAGGGCACGATGGAGGGGTGGAAGAAGACCATGGAGTTCTACAACCGCCCGGGCATGGAGGCGCATCAATTCATGGTGGGCTTGCAGTTCGGTGCACAACTCATGGAGTTCCAGTCGATCAACGCCGCCGCGTTCCACATGTACAGCAAGGAGTCGGGCCTTGGCAAGACAACCGGTATGCTGGCAGGTGCGTCGATCTGGGGTGACCCTGATCTGCTGATGCTCCAAGAGCGTGACACGTTCAACTCGAAGATGAACCGTGCGGAGGTCTACAAGAACTACGCCGTGTACATGGACGAGATGACCAACACCAAGCCGCAGGACTTGTCAGACTGGCTGTACCAGATGCCCAGTGGTCTGCAACGCAACCGCATGGGGCCGAAGGCCAACACCGAGCGTGCACGTGGCAAGCCGTGGAAGACTCTGTTCGGCACGACGGGTAACACCTCAATGCTCGAACGCATCTCTCTGTACAAGGCACTCCCCAAGGCCGAGGCCCAGCGGGTGCTGGAACACCGAGTCGAGCGAGTGCAGTTTGCCACCAAGCATGAGACCGACCAGTTTGCTTTGGAGATCAAGGAGAACTTCGGGCACGCGGGTATCGTGTACATCCAGTACGTGATGAACAACCTCGAAGCCTGCAAGACTCTGGCCAATGCTGTCCAGCAAAAGCTCGACCGCGAAGCCGGGTTGACCGCTGAAAATCGTTTCTGGTCTGTGCTGGTGTCTCGTGACATCGCAGGTTTGATGATCGCCAAGAAAGCTGGACTCATCGACTGGAAGATCGAGCCGATCGTGAAGTGGGTCATCGAGGTCATGCGCCGTGCACAGAACACCGTGCAAGAGATGAACACCGACGTTGAAGCCATCCTCACGGATTACTTGGCCGAGCACTACAACAGCATGCTGCGTATCAAGTCAACAGACGACGCACGTAGCCAGCCAGTTGGGCTTGACCATCTGATTCTTCCCGAGGCTTCACCACGGGGTAACAACTTTGTGGCTCGTTACGAGTTCGACATCAAGAAGCTGTACCTGCTTCCCAAGCCCCTCAAGGAATGGTGCGGCAAACAGCAGATCAACTACGCTGGGTTTGTGGAAGGACTCAAGACCAGCCGTACCAAAGCGATCAAAGCCAAGGTGCGGTTGTCCAAGGGTACCCACATGAACTTGCCACCCGTTGATGTTCTTGTTCTCGACTGCTCTGGATTCTTGGACGATGAAGCTGAGCAAACTATGGCGACTACCGCCGCTCTCTTTCAAGCACAGAATTAAGATGGGCGACCTCGCACCGGATGGAGTTCCCATCCGGGTTGCGTGGGACAAGTTTGTCCCGGGGTCATCTATCTTTGTACCGTGCGTGAACACACTGGAGTGCGTGCGTCAGATTTACGAGATCGGCACCTTCTACGACTGGACGCTGGACATTCGCACAGCGATTGAGGGCGGCAGGTGGGGGGTTCGCGTTTGGCGCGTCCTGTGATAGTATCCACCCCAGCGGCTTCTCCACCGCTATCTCGTCTCTCCTAGTGAAAAGTGGGAATCCCCCGGCTAACCCCCGGGGGATTTTTTATTCCTCGATCAAACCGATACCGTCGTCGTACTCGG